ATAATTGATAAAAGTGAAGAATAATGCCATTACCAAAACCGAGAGCAGAAGAATCTAACAATCAATTTATGAGTAGGTGTATGATAGATGATGTAATGACATCAGAATATCCACAAAGAACTCAGAGGTATGCTATCTGCAATAATTTATTATCTCAAAAAACATTAGAAACTAAACAAGCACAAAGAAACATATCTAAGGAATTTGTTAAACAAATTAAAATAGCACAAAAGAAAAACTATCCTATTGTGTATCAGTATTACATTAAAAATTATACTCGTGCTATGGAGTATTATAAGATAGAAGATACTGCTACGAATCAAAACTTTAATACTTTATTTAAAGAAGATGAAATGGTAGAGATGTATAAGCAGATGTACAGGCAAACTGGATTACGTTTTTTTATGTGGTACAGAAAACACTTTAAATTATTTGTAGAAAAACTTAGTGAATTTGAGATACAAAGATTGTTAGATAAAATAGAAAGAGGACAAAAACTTACACGAAGAGAAATGCAAAATCTAGAATCTACTGTATTAAATGGTATGGATAGATACGCTACACAACGCTCAAATTATTTAGCTACTGCAAAAGAAGTCACTTCTATTAGTGGTGTGGCTAGAGATACACTAAAAAAAGTTATAAAAGAATTAACTGCAAATGAAGAATTTATGTCTATGGGTTTAGAGCCTAGAGTTAAAGAGATAATGAAAAGATTAAAATTTAAATCACGTTGGATGGCTAGACGAGTAGTACAAACTGAAACTACTGCCTCTGCAAATAATGGCATTTCATTATCAGCAGAAGATATATTTGGTAAAGATAATTTAAGCAAACAATGGATAGCAGGCGGTGCTAATATACGAGATACTCATGCAACGGCTAGTGCTAAATATCAGAAAACTCCTATAGCTAGTGATAAACCTTACATGGTAGGTTCTTCGTTATTAATGTTTCCTTCCGATACTTCATTAGGTGCTTTAGCTAAAGAAGTAGTGAACTGTAAATGTGTTTCAATACCTTTCGTTAAAAGAGATTAAAAACATTTATTTAAAAATTTAACTAATTTTGAAAATAAAATTTAAATTATGAGCAAAGTAATATATAAACAAGGACAGATAAGTGATATTGATGAAAATTTAGGAATCGTTAAAGGGTACGGTTCAGTATTTGGTAACAAAGATTCAGATAACGACATTATAGAAAAGGGTGCATATAAAAGAACTATTAAAAATAATGGTTCTCGTGTTAAGTATTTATATCAACACGACATCACTAAGCCTATAGGTAAGATGAAAGAATTATATGAAGATGAAAAAGGATTAGTATTTGTTGCAGAAGTTCCTAAAACCACTTTTGGAAATGAGGTACTAGAACTTATGAAATACGGAGTTATAGATGAAAATTCAGTTGGTATTATGCCAGTAAAAAAAGACTATGACGAGAATGGTGTAAGAATGATTAAAGAAGTAAAGCTATATGAAATTTCAGCAGTTACTATTGCGGCGAATAATGAAGCAAAAATATTAGAGGTTAAAGGAGAATCTAATGAAATAGATTACCTCAAAAAGAGATTTGATAATTTAATTAAAGTTATTAGAAAAGGTAGTGTTTCTGATGACTTAGGTTATCTTATTGAATATGAATTAGAAGTTTTAAAATCTTTGATTGCTCGTGATAACACACACCAATCAAATGAGGAACTAACTCGTGATAATACACACTTAGAGACTAAGAAGGATGCTATAACTTCAGATTCAATAATTAAGTATATGTTTAACAATTTAAATTCAAAATAATGGATGAGAATATAAAAAAACAGTTAGACGATGTTTGTAATGTTATTGATGAGAAGCTAGAGAAATCTGCAAAAGCTATCAAAGATAATGTCAACAACGAAGTTGATACTGTTATTAAAGGCGAGGTTAATAACCTTGTTGAAAAACATTCTGAAATAGTAGAAAGATTAGACAAGATGGAAGTTGAAAATAAGAAAAACAACTTTGATAATGTTTATAGAACTAAGTCAGAAGTGATTGGTGATACTCTTAATAAGAGTGAATCATTCAAAGCTATGAAAGAAGGAACGAGAGCAAACGCTTCAATGGAATTGAAAGCTGACGTTTTAATTTCTTCTGATTTTTCAGGTGCAAACTCTTCAAGAGATGCAACTGGAGTTACTAGAGTAGATGGTATCAAAAGAGACCCTGCTAATGTAACTAATATGATGGGAATTATTCCTGTAGGTTCAACTGATTCAAACGTAATAAGATTTGTTAAAGAATCTTCTTATACTGATAATGGTGGAGCAACTGCTGAAGGTAGTGCACCATCTGATTCTAGTTTTGACCTTACGGCTACTGACGCAGTAGTACAGAAAATGGCAGCAGTCATGACTATCTCTCAAGAGATGCTTGATGATACTCCTGCACTTTCTAGCTACTTATCTCAGAGAATCCCTAACAAGTTAAATGCAACTATTGATGACCAACTTATTGGCGGTTCAGGTTCTACTCCTAATTTATTAGGATTATTAAATGGTGGAACTGACTGGGCGGCAGGTGGTTTTGCAAATGCTATTGAGTCAGCACAGGAACTTGACGTTCTATATGTTGCTATGAATCAATTAGCGTTAGCAAATTTCTCTGCTAATGGTATTGTGTTAAATCCAACTGACTTTCATAAGATAGCGTTATTGAAAGATACTACTAATGAATACCTTAGAGGTAATTCACTTGTATCTGCTGACGGTTTCTTCAGAATAAATGGTGTTCCAGTTTACATGAACAACAAGATTTCTGCTGGAAGTTTCATTGTTGGAGATTTCTCACAAGGTTCTCAAGTATGGCAAAGAGAGGGTGTTAGAGTAGACTTCGGTTACGAGGACTCAGATAACTTCTCTAAGTATTTAGTTTCTGTTAGAGGAATAGCTAGAATTGCACATTCTGTCTATTTACCAAACGCTTATAGTGTTGGTACATTCTCGGCGGCTAAAACTGCATTAGAAACTGGTTAATAGATACTATTAATTAGAATAAGAAAGGGGGTTTTTATAACCCTCTTTTTTTTTGTGTTAAAAAAATAATTAAAAAAAATTTTAATATTTGTTTGTTTTTATTAAAAAAATTTTTAAATTGAATTATAATTAAAAATTAAAAATGAAAACTATGAAAACAATAAATAAATTAAACACTATTAAAAGAGTTTTAGGGGAAAACGTAAAAGTTGGAACTAAAATACTTGATAAAAAATACGATTGTATTTATGAAATTATGTGGCACGAAAAAGATACTCGTGATAATTTAATACGAGTAGGTGTTACAGGAAATGTAGTCGGAAATCTTTTTAAGATTGATGGCGAAGATTTAGAAAATGAAATATATGATGATGCTGTTGGTAATCAGGCTTTAAGATATAATATATATAGATAAACAAAAAAATACTACGGTGTTTTAAAGGGCAACAAATTAGTTGTCCTTTTTTTTTATCTTTGTTTAAATCAAAAATTAATATTATGAAAATTAAATGTAAAATAGATATAACAAGAGAAGGTGTAGACTATAAGAAAGGTGATACTATAGATATACCTGAAGTAAATGTTTCTAAATGGATTGCTAAAGGATGGGGTGATGCTATCATAAAGAAAGAAGAAAAAGCAACTAAAGAAACAAAAGAATTAAAAGTTAAAAAACAAAGCAAATAATGATAAGCGTACAAATAGATTCTACTACTGGAAGTGAAATCGTTTCAACCTCCGAACTAAAATCTTATGCAAGAATAGAAACGTCTGATGATGATACTATTATTGCAGAGATGATTAAGGCGGCAAGAGAGAAATGTGAAGCAATAATTAATAGAGATATTGTTGCTAAAACAAGAACATTATTTATTAGTAATGTTGACCCTTCAGGAGAATACGGTAATCTGTATAAACGTAGAGTAAAACTTGTACTTCCTTATGCACCTATAAATACAATCACTAGCGTTCAAACACAAGACTCTAGTGGTACTTTGTCTAATATAGATTATGATGATTATGGATTTGAAGACAGATATCTTGAGGTAACTTCTGCACATACTAAAAATATTAAAATAGTTTATACAACTACAGGTATGACTTTTGAAGATTTAAAGTTAGCTATTAAACAACTCGCCACTACTTACTATGACAATAGAGCGGATTATGTTAAAGGCGAAGCGGTTAATAAATTACCGAGCAGTATTGAAAACATTCTTTCACCATATATATTTTATAATGAGTTATGATAAAAGCAGGAGATTTAAGGTACAGAGTAACGGTAAAAAGAAATACTAACTCAGCTGATGGGTATGGTGGCTTCACATCATCTCAATCTACGGTAGGAACTTTTTGGGCTGACAGGACATACTTAGATGGCAATATGATTTTCCGAGATGGAAAAAGAATATTGCAGACTGGAATAGAATTAATTTTAAGAAAGAATACCGCAACGACAAACATTCAAAGAGGTGATGTGTTATTTTTAACTAATGACACTAATAAATATAGAATCAACTCTATGTTTGAACAAGATTTATATACCTATAAAATATTAGCTGATAAACAACAATAACATGGCAAAGAAATCAGGCATAGAAATAAGGCAAAGAGACAGGATGCGATTCAATAAAAAGATGAGAAAGCTATCTAAATTTGGAAAACTTGGGGGTGGCTTTGATAAAGAGTTAGCTATTTATACAACTGATATAATGGTAAGGTCATCTTTAAAAGTTCCTGTTGATACTGGTAGTTTAAAGCAATCTGTTTTTATAGAAAAAAAACCATTTAATTATACAGTCGGATATAATATTGACTATGCTACATTTGTGGAATATGGTATTACAACTCCATATAAAATTAAAGTTAAAAATAAGAAAGTTCTTTATAACAGAAAAACCAACACTTTTTTTGGGAAAGAAGTTACTATGCCACCACGTAGAGCAAATCCGTTTTTTAGAACCGCAATATCTGAAGCAACATCTGCATTTATTAAAAGATTAAGAAAACAAATAAATAAAGAAACAAAAATATGAAAGATGCGAGTCACTTTATAAGGAAAGAAGTATATGATGCTCTTAACGGAAACATAACTTTAAATAGTGCCAATGTACCGATTTATAATGTTGTTCCTTCTAGTGCTTCTAATCCATATATTTTAATTACTTCCATTTCAAATATTATAGGTGATAATATAAAGGATACTTATTTAAATGTCATATCAACACAAGTAGAAGTTGTAACTGCCTTTGATACAAATACTGGTGGTCAACTAGATGCAAACTTAGCGATGAATCAAATCACACAATTATTAGTTTCACGTAATACTTTTTTTGATTTAAGTTCAGATAGTTTTAAATGTATCTCAGCACAAAACGATGGTATCACTTACCTTACTGAAGATACTGATACTGAAACGATATATAGAGGAATTTTAACATTTACAAATCAGGTAGAACAATTATGAGGTTAGAATTATACCGATATAGTTCTGAAAAAGATAGTACATTAGGTTTATTATTTATAGTAAATGATGAGACAGACACAAAAGATTTTCTTTGCTTTACTCTTGAAGATGAAAAAAGGGAGGACAAAGTTTATGGAGAAACTCGCATACCTGAAGGCACTTATAAAATTGAATACCGAAAAGAAGGAGGTTACCACAATAAATACGCAAAGCGTTTTCCAAACATTCACAGAGGTATGTTACAGCTTAGGGACGTTCCTAATTTTACTCACATTCTTATCCATTGCGGTAACACTACTGAGCATACACATGGTTGCTTACTTATTGGAGATGTTATATCGCAAAATACTACGAAAGAGCCGTTTCTAGGTCAGTCATCAAATTCATATAAAAGAGTTTACCCAATTTTATCTGATATATTAGATTCTCAAAAACAACTATCAATTAAAATTATTAATTTTGAAGAAATCTAAAATCAATAAAATATGGATGATATAACAAATAAAAAGGTTGCACTTGATGTTGATGGGGATGGAAAAAGTGATATCAAAATTGATATTAAATTTTTAGGCTTGCTCGTTGGTGGAATTATTTCTTTAACAATGACTTACTCACAATTAACTGCTGAAATAGAAATAGCGAAGTCATTACCTGAATATAAAATAGAACAAGATGATACTAAAGTAATCAATCAAAAAATTGATTACCTTATAAAAGAATTAGAAAAATATGAAGAACAAACTAACAGACGTTTGAATAGTTTAGAAGATAAAGTATATAAGAAATGAAGAAATTAATTTTTATTATATTTTTATTTTTTGGATATAACGGTTATAGTCAACAATTAAGAGTTGTTCAAATTAATGCAAAGTGGAATCAACAAAATACATTATACTTAGATAATCTAAGGGGTTGCAAATACGAGTATGCTTGGTTAGAAGAACAAGGAGATAACCTAAAAAATCAAATTAAATCTGTTCCTGTGATATTAATATGGAAAGATGGTAAAAGAGTAAAAACTTATCAAGCTGGATTAGATTTTAAATTAGCTATAACAAAAGATGATGTACAAGATTATATAAATAAGGTAAAAAAATAATGGCAAAAAAACTAAGTGAAGATACCGAAGTTAAATTAGACTTAAAAACTATAGCTATGCTTGTGGGTGGTGCTATCTCTTTTGCAAGTATGTGGTTTACATTACAAGGAGAAATACAAGACCTAAACAATAAAATAGATAATTTTAGTGGTGAAGAATTTGTTCAAAAAATGGAGTTCCAATTAAAAGATGAATTGGTTAGAAGCACAATTATACAAATAGAAAAATCTACAGAAGGTTTAAAAGAAGATATTATAGACAATAAAGAATCAATAAAAGAATTAGAAAATAAAGTATATAAGAAATGAAAAGTAAAACATTAATCGTGTTTGTTATTATAATGTTCTCATTATTTTTTCTTATGCTTGCTTCGTGTTCTACTACGTTATATCGTTCATCTATGGTAACTCACGTTCTTGCGGTTACGGAGTCAGGAGACACGCTAAAAATACCCTTAAATCAAATACAACCTACAAGGATATATAATGTAGTCGGTTACGATTATTATAACTATAGACATAGAGATTATTATTATAGAGATTTAAAATATTATTATAATGGCTTTAATAATAATTATAGTAGTGGTGTCAATATTTATGGAACATCACAACCTAATATATCGCAACCTAATATAGTAAGTCAAAATAATAGTAATGCACCTAACCCAGCGAAAAATAAAACAAAAGAAAGTAATTAATATGAAGTTATTAAGTGATATAAATTTATCAGATAAAGATGTTAACAGTCAATTAAAAGTAAATCAAACTTTATCAAAAATAAATACTTTAATGGATGTAGCAGACGGATTAAAAGAATGGGAAGGCGTACAAAGAATAGAAATTTTTTTAAGAATAGAAAACAAATTAATTGATTTAATAGATGAATTGTAATGGATGTGAACATGGCGAATGTGGATTATGCCCTTTTGGGATTTACTCTTTGTAGTGCATTGCTTACTGGTGCTTTTATTATCTATGTATGGACAGTTGAACAAGACAAGAAAAAATGAATAAGATATTAACTAAAATATTTGGTGATGCTGGTGTTGGCGTTGTAGATAAACTTGCAGGTGTAGCAGATAGGTTTATAAGAACTAAAGACGAGAAAGCAAAATTTCAAAAAGAGATGGAACAGATTTGGATACAAGCTGAATCTGATATGCAAAAAAATGTGACTGAAAGATGGAAGTATGATATGTTAAATGGTAATGTTCTTACTAAATCCGTTAGACCTATTGTGTTGCTTTTTTTAATTTTTTCTGTAGTCGTTCTAGTATTTGTTGATTCAGGTAGTATAAAGTTTGAGGTATCTAGTGAATGGATAGAACTTTTAAAGGTACTACTAATGGTGACGGTTTCAGCTTATTTTGGTGGTCGTAGTTACGAGAAAGTAAAAAATAATGGCTAAAAGATATATTACTCCTGTATATATAAAAAAACAAAAGAAAAAAAGAAGAGGAGTACATAGTAAAAATAATAATTCTAATAGCAAGACATCTAGAAACTATGTTAAGAAATACAGAGGACAAGGTAGATAAAGTTTGTGTTAAATGTAATAAACAATTATCTCTTGACAAGTTCTATAAAAACCAACACAACAACCCTGAGAAACAATGCAAGAAATGTAGAAATATACGCAG